CCACGACATCTACCCAGAGTACAAAGCACAGCGCGTGCAATTAGAGAGGCCTCCTGCTCTTTCTAATGTCATTGAGTATCTGAAGTCCAAGTACAAGTTTATGACGCTCCCCGGCCTCGAGGCTGATGACGTTATGGGCATCATGGCTACAGGCACAACCATCAAAGATGGTGTGATTGTTTCGATCGATAAAGATATGCAAACAATCCCCGGGAAGTTCATCAACCCTGACAAGATGCGGCGTCCAGTTCGCATCAATGCCGGGGCGGCTAACCTACTGGTCTTCCGCCAAGCGATGACCGGCGACTCTACCGACAACTACCGTGGTATTCCCGGGGTGGGTGCGGTGAAGGCTGACAAGATCTTAGGTGGGGCCAACCAATTAAACCTATGGGGTGCAGTAGAACAGGCGTTCAGCGACAACAAGCTGACGACTGAGTACGCACTCACAATGGTTCGTCTCGCCCGCATCTTGCGTGCCGAGGATTACAACTTTGAAACTGGAGAGGTTCGCCTATGGCATCCCGCAAAACCCCAGTGGATGACGCCGTCAGCCCACAACACTACCAACTCGACGGCATCCAAGTCTACGACTACATCGAGCAAGTCTGCCGAGATCTCCCCGGAGATGAAGCAGTCGCCGTTGCCAACGTCATCAAGTACATCAGCCGATACCGAAGAAAAGACGACGGTCATCCAGCAAGCACCCACATCCGCAAAAGCGGGTGGTATCTCAACAGGCTCCTCCAAGCTGTCGAAAAAAAAGAGAGGGCTGGTGCATGAACAATCGTGAGCAATGTGCAATGGAGTTCAGCCGCACGGCTGGACAACCCATTAACACAGAGATCACAGATGACACGCTACTCTTCCGCATCAAGCTGATGCGTGAGGAGATGCGTGAAGTAGAGGAAGCGGCAGACGTCGTCCTCTATGAGCACTGTTGTGGGAAGGGTGCATCCGCCCGCACACGTGCTGATCTCTTAAAAGAACTGTGTGACCTTCAGTATGTTTTGTCTGGACTGCTCGTGACCTTCGGTCTCGATGACGTCTTTGATGCGGCATACAACCGCGTGCACCTGAGTAACCTATCAAAGTTCCCCGCCACCAAAGCCCCCGACGGCAAGGTGATGAAGGGGCCAAATTACAAACCACCATATCTTGAGGATTTAGTATGAGCATTTCAACACGCGCGCAGATCGTCACGCGACGTACGTACAACAGGCCGACAAACGAAACAGGCACAGAGTTTGAAACTTGGAGTGAAACGATCGATCGGGTTATCTCCCATCAGAAGTGGTTGTGGGAGCGTGCTAGTGGCACAGAACTTACGGCGGCCGGTGAGACTGAACTGAATGATCTACGCCAGCTAATGCTGGACCGTAAGGTGTCCATGTCTGGCCGTACGTTGTGGCTTGGTGGTACTCCAATCTCCCAACGTCGTGAGGCCTCTCAGTTCAACTGCTCATTCACACACGCTAAGACCGTGAGTGACATGGTTGATATTCTCTGGTTGTTGCTTCAGGGTTGTGGTGTTGGCTTCAAGCCGATCCCCGGTACGTTGTCTGGTTTCTCTCGCCCAATCGGTGCCGTTCAGATTGTCCGGACTGCACGTACAGAGAAGGGCGGCAACCCCAACAACGTAGAAGAGTGGCACCCAGACACCAAGCATTGGATCATCCGCGTTGGCGATAGCGCCGAGGCATGGGCCAAAGCTGTTGGCAAACTGATGGCGGGTAAGTTCCCCGCTGAGATGCTGACACTAGACTTCTCAGAGATCCGACCAGCGGGTGACCGCTTGGCTGGCTATGGCTGGATCAGTTCCGGTGATGAAGCAATCGCTCGTGCCTTTGCCGCAATCTCTGAGATCATGTCGAAGCGTGCCGGTCAGTTACTGAAGTCTATGGATATCCTCGATATCGTGAACTGGTTGGGTACCGTGTTGTCTTCACGCCGCTCTGCCGAGATCGCTATGTATGACTTCGGTGATCCAGAGTGGAAAGAGTTTGCGCTGGCAAAGAATGAGTACTGGGTCAACAACCCACAACGTGCTCAGTCTAATAACTCGCTGGTGTTCTACACCAAACCACTACGCCCTGAACTGCGTGGCGTCTTCCAGACAATGCTGGACGCCGGTGGCTCTGAGCCGGGCTTCATCAACGGCGAGGCCGCACGTGCTCGTGCCCCTTGGTTCGCTGGTGTAAACCCGTGCGCTGAGATCCTGTTGGGTGATAAGAGTTTCTGCAACCTGACAGAGATCGACTTGGCTAAGTTCCAAGGCGACACACACAGTCTGCACTACGCGGCCAAACTGATCGCTCGTGCGAACTACCGCCAGACTTGCGTCAACTTGAACGACGGTATCCTGCAAGACGCGTGGCACCAGAACAACCAGTTCCTGCACTTGTGCGGTGTGGGTGTTACCGGTGTGGTTCGTAGTGGTATGGATACCTACGACTTTAAGTCGTTGCGTAACATTGTGGTTCAGGCGGCCTACTCAATGGCCGACGAGTTGAACCAACCCCGTCCGAAAAATGTGACAACAATCAAGCCAAGCGGCACGTTGTCTAAGATCATGGACACCACTGAAGGTGTACATAAGCCCTTGGGTAAGTACATCCTGAACAACATCAACTTCTCTAAGCATGACCCGGTGATCCCGATCCTGCGTGAGGCTGGCTACCGTGTCTTCGATAACCCGATGGACAAGGACGCAGTGCTGGTGACTTTCCCTGTTGAGTGGAAGGACGTCTCGTTCGATGTTGTCGATGGTAAGCACGTCAACATGGAGTCGGCACTTGTCCAACTCGATCGTTACAAGATGATGATGGACCACTACGTCGAGCAGAACTGCTCAGTGACAATCAGCTACGACCCCTCTGAAGTAGAGGACATTGTGGACTGGTTGCTGAACAACTGGGACAGCTACGTCGGTGTGTCGTTCATTCTTCGTGCAGATCCTTCGAAGACTGCCACCGACCTTGGTTACCTGTACCTTCCACAAGAAGTGACCACCAAGGAAATCTACGACGAGTATGTTGCAAAGCTGAGTCCAGTAGATCTCGAGAAAGCAAACAGCTTCGACGAGATCATGGATGATGAGTGCGCGACCGGCGCTTGTCCAATTCGATGAGGTAAAACTATGGCACCAGAAGAGTTCGGAATGTGGGGTCTTGCGGTGCTTGCGTGGGTGATGGCGTTTTATTCAGCGCTGTTCGCCCACGCCTTCGTTCGCGAGTACACACGGGCCATGTGGTTAGAACACCAACTACGGCTCAGATACTTAGACAAAGTTGATGGTGGTGAAGAAGACCCATTTAACTAACAAGAGGAAAACGTATGAACATAACCGCTGAACTAATCGACCACATGGGGTCTGACCTCACCGTGATCAATGCGGCAAAGGTGTCTTTTCACAAAGAGGCCAAAGAGTACAACCCCAGTGATGAGCGGCTGATCCGCTACTTGGCTGTCCACAATCACTGGACCCCCTTCTCACACCCGCAGATCACACTGCGTGAGAAGGTTCCAATGTTCGTGGCACGTCAGCGCTTCAAGCACATGGTCGGATTTACGTACAACGAGGTCTCAAGACGCTACGTCTTCGACGCCCCTGAGTACTACGTCCCGCCTGTGTGGCATGAGCGCCCAGACGGTAGCATCAAGCAGGGTGCCGGAGGTGCTCATAAGGACCAGAAGACCCTGAAGCTGGCCTACGAGACGGCAGTCGCTATGTGCGATGACATCTACCACACCATGCTCAACAAGGGTGTAGCCCCTGAACAGGCCCGTATGGTCCTACCAATGAGCATGATGACTGAGTACTACGTCACCGGTTCTCTAGCCGCCTTCGCCCGGGCATACCGCCAACGTATCGACGCCCACGCCCAACACGAGATCCAGCAACTCGCGATTGAGTGGGACAAGATAATCCAACCACTATTCCCGGTTTCGTGGAAACACCTTACAGAGGGGGCTTCTGCCCATGAGTGATCTAAATGAAACACAAGGTATCCTAGATACCGAGATAACAGAGTCTGTAATGCACTTCATTGATGTATTGGACTCTCTCTACCCCCACCGCTGTATCAGCAGAACTGAAGATGTAATTGATGCCCACCGCTACGCGGCTGTGCGTGAATTTATCGATGAGTTAGTGGCCGTCAAAAACGACCACTTGGAGGGCGGAGATGTTGATTAGAGAAATGTCTCAGGGTGATGTCGAGTACTCAGTTCAACTGGCGAAAGATATGCATCACGAGTCTTGGTTCAGTCATTACGACTTCGACATCAACAAGGCTCGACAACTTTGGGATCGCAAAGTAGCGCAACCGGACAACTACTGTCTCTTTGTGGCAGAAGAAGAT